TCAGTCTTTGCAGTTTTTGAGCCTTTCGGCCAGCTCTGCCAGCACCGCAACATCACGGTCTGCCAGGCCAGTGAAATCCACCGTGGTGAGCCGTTCCAGCCCCAGCAGGTAGTCCGTGGACACGCCAAACACCTTGGCCAGGTCCACCAGGCACGCCGGTGATGGCATAGAGAGCCCCTGCTCCCAAGAGTTCACGCCGTTTCTGGTGATGCCCAGCCGCCGGGAAAGTTCCGCTTGGCTCCAGCCCCTTGCCTCACGCAGGGCTTTGATTTTCTCAGCGATCAACTGCACCGCCTCCTCTCACAAATAATTATAGTTTGCACATTTGGTATGTCATTATCAATAAAGGCTCCAATACTTGACACGCAGACAGGGTGCAAACTATAATGGAGAAAAGTCAAGAATAAACAGAAAAGGACGGTGAGCTGGGTGTATATTCGCTATACAACGGAGAGCAGCCGCAGGTGGTCAGTCACGCCGGATGAGGAGGCTTTCTTGGCAGCTCTGGAGGCGGCACTGCGTCAGGGGCATAAAAGCGTAGCATTGACCATCAGCCGCATGGCCAATGGCGCTCTCTCCGTGAGCAGCCCCAGAGCGTACTTGGGAAAAGTCAAATTGCAGGGCCGCAAGACCTGGATGCAGTATATAGTCCGCAATGATGCGAAAAGCATTGAGGGTGCGCCACTGGAGGAGTACATCCACCATCTCAATTTTTGGGTCAGATCAGCATAGGAGGTTTTGACATGTTCGGAAAGAAAAAGGCACCGCTGCCGGAGGGCATCCGGCTCATGCACTATGAGGGCCTGCCCGGCTTTGCCCAGGATGCGCCTTGCTTTATGGAGCAGACGGCGGAGGCACTGGTGTTCCGCCGGGTGGAGGGCCCCAGCGTGACCCTGCCGCTGGCCAAGGTTGACAGCTTGGACATCATGGATGAGCGCAATTTTGCGGCCAAGTACAGAGGCACCAGTCCAAACACTTCCCGCACCAATGCGGTCAAGTGGTATGCAGTTTTCACCTATGGGGACAAACATGTGGCCGTTTGGTTTTTGGGCGGCAAGGAAAGCAAAGAGCTCTATGCCCTTAAAAAGCAGATAGACAGCACAGGCCAGGACATCACCCTATAAAGCAAAAAAGCCGGAGAGGTTTGACCCTCTCCGGCTTTCGTCTTATTCAGCAGTTTCCTGTTCTGCGGCAAGCTCCTCCGGCGGCGTGCCGGAGGTCTTGCTCAAGATTAGGTTTTTCAATTTCACAAATACATCTTTGGCATAGAGCACATAGGCCGTGAGCAGCGCCAGGTTGGAGGCAGTCATCAAGTTCACGGTCTGCCCGTCCACATCAATGGCGATGATGTCCGGGTTGAGCCAGCCTGCCATGTAAAAGGCGATGAAACAGGCCGCCACGATGATGCCCTTGATGGTGCCGTTGCGGAGTTTCACCTTGTCGAAACTGCCGTCAAAGAGGGCGTTGAGGCTGCCCAGCACGATGTTGACGGCCACCAGGAGCACCAGGCCAACGGCCAGATGGATGATGGAAGTAGTCATAGATTTCCTCCTTTACCCCACCAGCGTGAGGTCCTTGATGTTGACAGCCGCCGTGACCACTCCGTTGATGCCGATGACCACACGGGAGCCGTCAATCTGAATGACGGTGTAGGTGGTGGTGTAGACATAGGAGGCCAGGCTGCCGCCGTTGTAGGTCTTGGCTCCCTTGGCCACCTTGACCCTGGAGCCCTTGACGATGGCCGGGACCACTTCCTTGACATCAGCAGCATCCACCCAGCCATAGACGGTGGAGGAGCTGCCGGTGGTCTTGATGAGGTGGTAGGGGTGCTTGCCGGACTTGGCCACAGCGGTGACCTTGGCCTCACCGGGCTTGCAGCTCTTGCCGTTGACGGCCATGGAGCTGATATAGTGCTTGGTGCCCGTAAAGGTCACCACGGAGCCCACAGCAAGCCCAGGAGTGGGCTTTTCATCCTTGCCGGGCGTGGATGCCTCCCCGCCGCCGGAGGACGCAGAGGTGGCCTTGGAGGCGTACTTGGGCACGCCAAAGCCCCGGATGTAGCGGCCATTGACGGCCAGCTTGCGGTAGCCAACGGCATCACTCATGTTGCCCTCAATGACCTTAATGGTCTTGCCATCGCAGGACACCACAATGCCAACATGGTCCGCAGAGCCGGTGTTGTTCGTGGTGGCGTAGTTGCTGCCGTCCTGCCAGTCATAGAAAATGTAGTCACCAGGGCTGGGTACATAGGCATCATTCTCCACCCAGGAGCCCAGCTTTTTGAAAAGGTCAATGTGGCGCTCACATCCACACTCCGTGGGGATGATGTCCATGAGGCCGCAGGCGATGGCCACAGCGGATGCAAAGGTGGAGCACCAGGCATCCGTGTATTTCACCGCATAGCCCCTGGCCAGGGGCTTGTGGGAGTTGTAGAGGTCAATGATTTTGCGGTGGGAGCCGTTGGCCTCTTTGCAGCCCAGATAGCTCACCGCAGTGTCCACAACTTTCTGCCGGAGTTCTTTTTCAGTCATTGAGCATGTCCTCCTTTACTCAATCTTTCAGCACGATCTCAGTGGCCCGGAGGGCCGCATCAGCACCGTACTTGTCCGCAAACTTGTTGAGAAAACGCTGGGCGTATTTCGCCCGGTTTTCATTCTTGCTTTTCCAGTAGTAAAAGCCGCCCCAAGCACCATCTGTCACAAAAGAGGTGCCGGTGAGCGCCGCAATGGCTGTGACATCATGGTCCGTGAGCGTCCCCACTATCGTGGTGATGCAGAGGAGGACGGAAATGCAGATGTGCAGCACCAGCATTTTCTTTGAAAACTCCATGCGCCCTCCTCTCCAGCTCAGGCCTGAGAGGCGGGGCGCTTATCGTCCCGGACCTCAAGCTCATGGATGGTATTGACCAGCGCCGTCACGGTGCCATTGCCGCCCAGAGCGTGGTACTCCTTATACATGGCATTGACATTCTCAAGGCCGTGCAGAGTTATCCAGCCACGCTCCTCATAGTGATAATAGGATTGCACGATGCGGTCACGGAGGAGGGCCTGGACCCCCAGCTCTACCGCCTTTTGCCGTGCGTCTGCCTGCTTGTATTTCTTGTAGAGGTAGCCAACGGCGGGGACGGCTACCACAGTGATGATGGTGGAGATGATAGACCAGTAGCTCCTCAGCGTTTCCAGCATCCTTTTTGTCCTCCTGTTGTTCAAAAATGAGAGGGGCACACCACACGGGTGTGCCCCTCCTGCTGGGCCGGGGCTTTAGACCTCAACCTCCAGGTCTGCCAGGATTTCCTCCACCTGCTTACGCAGCAGAGCGGGCACCTGGTCAATGGTCTTGCGGCCCTTGATGATGAGGGTAGCATACACAACAGCCATGTCTTGCACCTCCTTTCTCAACAGAAATAAAGCAAGCCGCAGGCGGAGCTCACGCATCGGTGCTCTCCTCCAGCAGCTTGGCAACAGCGTCACGCAGGTTGGCGGGGACATCATCCAGGGTCTTGAGGCCCTTGCGGATGAGGGCGGCATATACCTTAGCCATTCTCTCCACCTCCTGCCAGCATCTCATAGACCTCCGTGAGGGCCACCTGGGTGTTGGTCAGGTCCTCCTCCGTTGCCTGGAGCCGGGTCTTGAGCTCTTTGTTTTCCTTGGTCAGTTCCTCCAGGGAACGCTTGCGCTCATGCTTTGCCTTGAGGCTCGTGTTGTCATAGTAAACAGCCATTATTCAAAAGCACCTCCGATGTTAGAAATATAGCCGCCGGTGTCGCTGGCTCCACGCTCAACAGAGAGCTTGAAGTTGAACGCAAAGCCGTTGGCGGCGGTCTTATTGGTAAACACATGGTTTGCGCCATTCTTGACATCCACCGTGGCATCCTCCCAGACGGGGGTGGTGTCCTTGGCGTTGTTGGTGACCAGCACCTCCATGACCGCATCCGCAGGCAGGGTGCCCACGATGTTCATAACCATCACAGAAATGGCATCATCCGCCGCCAGCGGCGCTGCCAGCGTGACAGTGGCCTTGGTCACCTTTTTGGCAAAGGTCACCGTGTAGGCGGCGCTGTCAGCCTTGCCGTCAGAGGCCACCACCTTGAGGGTGTGGGAGCCGTTGAGGATTTTCTGCCAGTTGGCAGCCGTGACAGCTTGGAATGTGTTGACCTGGCCCAGGGTTGCGGTGTAGGTGCGCTTGAGCACATTGTCCAGGTACTCCTTGACCGTCACAGTGTCCCCGTCCACATCGTTGACCGTGTACTGGAAGTTAAAGCCCGCCGTCTTGGTGCCCAGGTTGGAGCCATTGGCCGTGGAGCTGGTGATGGTGGGCGCAGTGTTGACGGACACAGTGCCGTCATCGCTCACAGAGAGGGTGGAGGGGAGAGTGAAAGCGGGGCGGGACCCGTAGGTGCTGGTGCAGTCGTAGTTGTCGACACTGCCATTGGTGCCCAAGCAAACAGCGCTGCTGGCGTTGCTCGTGTACGGGGAGCGGGTCCACTGAACAACGGCGGAGCCGTTCATGTAGGCGATCTGGAGAGAGCTGGCGATTTCCAGCGCCGTGCCCTCCACATTAAACCAGCTTGCCGATCTGTTCAGCTCAGTGGCAGACAGCAGGAAAATGGCCCGCTGGAGCGTGCCAACGGTGTTGTTGCCGTTGCCGGGGGTGTACTTGATTTTCGTAGTGCCGATGACCCCACGGATGTCTGCATCAAGCAGGTTTTTGTAGGTGCCGTTGAGCCAGCTATCAATGGCACTGGAGGCGTAGGCATTGACATTGGAGCTGTGCCACTGGCGGGTGTCATAGCAGTCCTTGCGGACCACCAGCGTGCGGCCCATGCCGTTGAGGGAGTTCTCATAGTTGTGCTTGGCAACATAGAAGCTCACCAGCTTGCCATTTTCCTTGAGCTGGATGATACTGCCCACAGCTTTGTTGCCCAGGGTGGTTGTGGCCATAGATCAGATTTCCTCCTTTAGAATATTTTGCACACGGTCCCGCACCTGTTGGCGCAGGGCCCAAGTGTTGCCATGTGCGGCGTGGGCATCCCACGCCTGCCAGGATTGCAGGATTTGCTCACGGGTCACCAGGCCCGCCGGGTATTCCTTTTCCCAGTGGCGGAGCTTGGCACGCATCCGCTTGATGCTGCTGTGCCGCAGCTTGCGGATGACCTTGCCGCTCTCCGTCAGGTAGGTGTGAAAGCCCAAAAAGTCAATGCCGTTGCGGATGGGAAAGATTTGGGTTTTCTCATTCAGTTCCAGCCCCAAGCTATCCATGTAGGCCCGTATTTCCCGGAGGCAGAATTGCAGGTATTCCTTGTCCGGGTGGATGAGGAAAAAGTCATCCATGTAGCGGCCATAGTATTGGATGTGGAGCTGTTCCTTGACGAAGTGGTCAAAGTCATCCAGGAACAGGAGGGCAAAGAGCTGTGATGTCTGATACCCCAGCGGCAGGCCGTCAGAGCAGTCAATATAGATGCAAAGCAGGTCATAAACAACAGGCTCAAGGTCCAGCTTTTTGAGCTTTTCCTTGAGCTTGTCATGGTTGATGCTTGCAAAGAAATGGCGGACATCACACTTGAGCACCCAGCCCTCAGCGGTGTGGTGCTTATTCCAGTAGTCCGTGAAAAATCCTTTGAGCCGGTCCAGGCCGAAGTGCAGGCCCTTGTTCTTTTGGGATGCGTAGTTGTCCAGGATGAAACTGCGGGTGATGCGGTCATAGAGGAGATTGTCCACTATGGCGTGCTGGACCACCTTGTCCACAAAAGCGGGTGCCTGCACCAGCCTTTTCTTGGGCTCATAGACATAGAACACACGAAACACACCGGGTCTGTAAATCTTGGTTTTTAGGATATAGACCAGGTTGACGATGTTCTCAAGCAGGCGCACCTCATAGTGTGCGGTGGCGGCTCTGGAGCGTTTGCCCCGCCGGGCGGCCAGGTATGCCGCATAGATCACTGCAAAGGTGCATATTTCAGAAAATTTCATACAAACGGATGGCCCCCTATCAGTGTTCGGCTGGCCAGCCTCTCCTCATGTGCTGTGTAGGTGCCGCATGATAGGACCAGTAGCCCCGCCACTTTTCTGGAAAGCAGCGGGGCATCAGCGCAATGTGTTTGCCTTGGCCTCACCAAGGCTGGGTATGACCTCCTTTGATGTGATGGACGGCACGGTTTTGGGCTTTGGGCCTACTCAGTCAGGCCTTACCATCAGAGCGGGGCGGGACCCGTTGGTGTTGGTGCAGTTGTTGTTGTTGACATTGCCATTGGTGTTCAAGTAAACGGCGTTGTTGGTGTTGTTCGTGTTCGGGGAGCACAGTGGAAAAATAGGTCATACCCAAATATAACAGCTCTCGGCTGGTATATCCTTTCAGGGGTTGCGGGCCAGGGCCTCAGCAATTTGCTGGGCCATCTGGCCCATTTTGGCAAGCTCCTGGTTGGCCTTTGCCTCACGCAGAGCGGCGGCACGGTTGCTGTCATTGCGTTTCCAGTTGAAAGCCTTTTGACGGACCGGGCGCACCAGCTCTGCCCAGTAGTGGCACTGGTCACCAGAGATGTACTTGCGCTTATAGCTCAGGTTTATGTACTGGTTGAGAGTGTCGCAGAGGACAATGACCTCATCAAGGTCCTTGAGGCGTTCCTCATACTCAGTTTCAAAATAACGGCCATCAGCGGAGTTGCATTTCTGGAGGATGGCGCTGGCCATGCGCTGCATATCAGCGCACATGTGGAAAGTCTGGCTCTTGGGAAAGTGAGGCTTGCCGTCATCCTTGATTTTCTCAAAGAGCTCCTTTTCCACCATCTGGCCGTTTTCCATCACATAGGCCTTGACCTTGGTGTATTGGGGCTCTTTGACCTTGACCCGCTGGATGGTGTAGTCCAGCAGATCAGTGGCAAGCGGTATGATGTCATAGTTGGGCACTTAAAACTCAATCCTCCCTTGGCTTTCATTCCACACACCAGTGACCACCACGCCGGAGAGGCTGGTGAAAGCCACGCTCCAGGAGTTGCCGGTGACATTGGTGTCATATTTCAGCTCCAGCGTGCGGACACGGGTGGCCAGGCCGGAGAGGTCCGTGGTGTTGGTCTGGACCTGCCCCTCCAGTGTGGTCACTCTGGAGCTCAAAGGAGAAACCAGGGCCTTGACCTTTGCCCAGAGGCGTGCTGTCTGGAGGTCATCAAGGTAGGGCCTTTTTGCCATGTCATTGGCCTCCTTTACTTGCAGATATTATCCAGCTCTGTGTTGGAAATGGCCACAAGGTCCTCCGCAAGCATGTAGGCGGACAAGTCCATCGTACCGGCCAGCACATCCCATGTGGTGCCGTTCCAGGCCACATTGTCACCGGCGTTGACCCCGTGGGCCGCATCAGCATTGACAATGTTCCACACATCGCCTTTCTTGTTGCCGGTGGTGGGCAGGTCTGCATAGGTGTCCTTGGAGCCCTTATATTCAAGGGCGCTGGACATCTTGGCATCCACCTCATCCTTGGTGTAGGCATCTGCAATGCCGTAGCCTGCCAAAGAGGTGGCCGGGCTCTGCTTGCCTGCCGCCAGGTCATAGGCAGCTTTGACGGCGCTGGGCGTGGCGGCCTTGGTGGTGCTGGTGTCATCGGTGGCGCTGGAGAGCTGCACCACGCCTTTCTGGTTGGTGGTGCCGTTCTTGACGGAGATTTTGCCGCCGCTGACATCCACATTGGTGCCAACAGTCACGCCTCCCTTGACGGAGGCGCTGGCATCCGGCAGGGTGTAGTTGTTGGCGTTGGCCTCCACGCCGCCCAGCTTGGCCTTTTCCTCGTTGGTGTAGTCATTGGCACTCAGGCCCTTGCCCTCCACCTTGTCCACCTTAGTGGTGTCAGAGGGGTGCACATGGTCACCACGGGCAAAAGCGGTTTCCGTACCGGCGGTAGCGGTGCCGTCCATCTTGGGCACGGTGCTGGATGCGGCAGCGCCCTCCGGCACATCCTTGGCAGTGATGAAACCGCTGTCATTGGTCAGATCAGAGGTCTTGCTGGGCAGCTTGATGTTGGCAATGGCCGTGGCCACATAGGTCTTGACCTTACCCCACAGGTAAAGTACACCATTTTCATCAAGCGCTTTCTTGCTGTTTGCCATTTTGGCTGTCCTCCTTATATGAGTAGTTTTTCAAGCTCCAGGTTTGTGATGGGCAGGATGTCTGCGTCACTGCCAGGAGCGCCCTGGGGGCCTTGGCGGCCCCTCAAATTGACAGGCTTGGGGTTTTCTTTGTTGCCGTCATTGGTCCAGCTCAGGGTGCACTCATCGCCCTCCACAGAGGGGTAAAAAGTGGTGCCGTCAATTCCTTGCTTGCCGGTGTTGACATACTGCACAGAGCCAAAGCTGGCGTGCATCATGCCGCCGGTGGAGAGCTTGACCGCAATGACCCTGGGCGTGGTTTCAAAGTTTACTGCATAGGTCACATTAGATCACCCCGTCCTTGAATATCTCCCCCACATTGACCCGCATGGGCTCACTGGCAATGGCGTTGTCCAGATTGTCCCGCAGGCGGAGTTGCACCCAGACAGGCTCAAGCTCCGAAAAGAGGAGCGTGTCCTCCTGGGAAAGCGGCAGCGTGATGATGCCGTTTTCTTTGTCATAGGTGACAGCAGTGAGGTCCTTTTCCAGCACAGTTTGCCTGTTCTGCTGAAAAGTGATATACAGGGCAGATATAGTGATTGCCTCCGGCAGCTCAAAGGTCAGCACAGGGTTTGTGCCTCTCCGCATCTTGTTCACCTCCGCATCTTAAAACTCAATTCGGCCAAGTTCCTCATTCCATACGCCGGTGACCACTACATCTGTCAGCGTAACAAAGGTGACCTCAAAGCTGCTGCCGGTGACATTGGTGCCATATTTCAGCTCCAGCGTCTTGAGGCGGCTATCCAGCCCCGTGAGGTCCACACGGATGCTGGCGTGCGCTGTGTCGGAGTTGTTATGCTCATTCACAGCGCCCCCCACCAAAGCGTTGACCTCCGGCTTGGTGTAGACATCGCCCTGCTGCACAGCATTGAGCGCCAGCGCCCGGATGTCGGAGTGGCTGGTGCCGTTGGTGTTGTGCTCTGCCAGGGCGCTCTCCATCTCCGCCCGGCTCACCGTGTCCAGGGCCGGGGTGATGGTGAAACTGACAACGGAGGCATCAGCTACCACGATGTGCATAATCATGGTGAGCTTGCCGGACACGCCGCCATCCGTGGACACCTTTTCTGTGTCGGGGGTGTTGCAGATGGCAATGAGCGTGCCGTCATCGTCAAAGAGGCCCATCTCACGGATGGTGAAACCACCCACGCTGTCATCAATGGTGATTTTCACATCAATCATGTTGGCGTTGGTGGTGCTGACTGCGGCGCTGGCCACATCGCCCTCCCACTTCTTGCCCCGGAGGGCGGTCTGGGCCACGGTGGGCTCATAATACTCACCGCCGCCGTCACCGGCAGCAGCAGTCTTGATGTTGACCTTGCCGCCGTTCAAGATGCACTTGGCGATTAGCGCAGCGCCCGCCGTGGTGATAACGGTGCCATAGTTTTTGGTTTCATTGGGCATAGTGCTTTTTCCTCCTATTCTTGTGGGTAAATCTCCACAGTGTTGTGATACTCCAGAGCACCCACAGCAATGGACTTGCCGGTGCTTTCCATCTCATGGACCATCATGGGCCAGATGTTGACCTCATCCTCATACTCGGTGTAAACGCCGCAGGTGATGGTGCCGTATGACTGCAAAAAAGATGTCATCAGCACCCGCATGTTGGCCGGGCGCACCATGAGGAGCATGTCCAGGATTTCCGCCGCCAGGGCATCCGCATCCGGCAGGACGGTGTAGTCAAGCTGGATGTTGATGGTGTAGTCCACAATGCTCTCCTCATGCCCCAGCTCACCGCAGAGGCCGGTGAGCCAGTTCTTGAGCCAGGGCAGAGTGTAGGGCAGCTCCAAGTTCCACAGGGCCTTGATGCGTGCCTTGCGGACCTCCAGCGTGTCCGTGTCTTTGGGGCGGATATTCAGCTCACGCTCCCACACGGCCACGCCGCTGGCCGTTGCCGTGTCCAGGAATTGGTTGGCAAGGACCAGGGCCAGAGCGTCCCACGCAATGGAGATTTCCGGCTCGTTTGCGGCATTGATGGCTTGAAACTCAAGCACCTCACGGAGCACCGGGGGGAGGTAGTCAAGGAGCTTTCTATCCATTGATGTCCCCCCTCACCGGGATGCTGTCTGCACCCAGCACAAGGTTTTCCTCCTTGCCGTTGATCTGCGTGTCAGCAATGTCCGTTATCATGTCGGAGCACTCGGAGAGGATGCGGCTTTCAATCTGAGAGATGCGGACGGTCAGGTGGTCCGAAGTGGCCCAGGTGCCCGCCAGCTCTGCAAAGTAGCCGTCAATGACGGCCTCCACATAGCTTTTGATGGCCTCCCAGTTCCAGCCGGAGGCATAGGTCAGATTGAGCGTGATGCTCACCGGCACCGGCTCCACGCCGGTCACATGGACCACATGGCCGATGGGGGCAAGTCCCAGACCCTCCCCGGCGTTCTCGGTGGGGTCCACCGCCGTCTGCACCTCATCAATGAGGGTTTCAGAGGGGGCAGTGTTATTGGATGCCAGCAGCACCAGCTTGACGGTGCCGCCCACCGTCAGCTTTTTGTTGAGCGCCGCCGTGTAGACGGCGGTGAGCCAGGCCGCCACGGGCTCACTGAGCCCCGCAATGGCGCTGGTGTACCAGGCTGTGACAGTAGCATCCGGGATGAGCGTGGACGGCGCAATGTCCCCGTTCCAGACCGGGTGCACCTTGACGGCGGAGATGCCGGGCATGGCTTTCACCTTTTCGATGTAGTCAGCCTGGTTGCCGCCAAAGGCCTGGGACTTGAAGCTGTCAAGGACACGCTGGCGGAAAACCTCCGTGTCCTCCTCATCATCTCCGGGGATTAGCAGCTCCACCAGCTCTGCATGGGTCAGCCCGTCCACATACTCAATGGGGATGAGCTGGCCGGTGTAGCCGTTGGCCTGGGCCCCTGCTGTTTCGCAGGTGACCCGGTGGCTCAGGCCGGTGGCGGTGTCCTCGGAGGTGTCCATGCGGGCCGTCACCACAAAGTTTAGGTCCTCGCAGGAGAAACGGGTGCCCACCGGCACCTCAATGTTAAACTCCGCCCGGAACACTGCGGCGCTGGGCGGGTAGGGGCTCATGTTACGGTCAGCGGCCCGCTTGATGAGATATTCACGGGGCGCTGTTGCCAGGTATGTGGCAGTGAAAACGAAGTCCAGCCCAATGTAGAGCTGGGCCAGCTCCGCCATGGACGGAGCCACACCGTTCATCACCATGGAGCCCTCCCGCTTGTCGATGCCGGAGGACACCCTGGCCAAGGCGCTGGCCAGCAGCGCCTCATAGGTCTTGGTTTCAAACATGGTTAAATCTCAACCTCCTTTGTGGCCTCCAGCTCTCCATAAATGGTGTAGACGGTAAAGCGGACCAGCACGGACTTTCTGCCGGTTTCAAAGGTCCAGTCATCCACGCCGGTGATGCGGTCATCCTGCATCAGGGCATCCGTGATGCGCCTTTTCATCTCACTCATGGCGTAGTCCATAGGTTGGCCGATCAGGTCAACCAGCTCGGAGCCATAATTGCGGGAATAGATGGGGTAGGCGTAGCGCTCCACATTGAGGATGAGATAGACCGCTTGGCGCAGGGCCTCCCGCTTGTCGGTCATGCCCGCCACCCGCTGCCCCTCAATGTCCAGCTTGTGAGTATAGCTGGGCTGCTCCTCCAGCTCAAAGCCGATGAGGTCAAGGTTTTCTCCAGTTGTCGGTAGCGTTCCCATCAAGGTGCCTCCCATCTGTCCAGGACAATGTATTTTTGCCCGCCATCACAGGAGATGAGGATGACCTTTTCCCCTGCCTTGAGGGCCAGGTGCACCTTAAAGGTTTTCCTGCCCTTGTAGGCGTGCTGGTGGGCGGCAAAAGCAGCCTCTCCGCTGCCGCCGCTTTGGCTTTCCGTCTGGTGGTCCACCGTCATGTCCACATTGAAGTCCCGGACATTGTTGGTGAGGATGAGCTGGGCCTCCGTCAAGGTCTTTTTCTGGTCCACCTGGATTTTCAGCGGGGAGGCGGATGTCACAGTGCCAAAGCTCACGGCCATGGGGCCGTCCGCCTTGACCGCCTCCACCGCCGCCTGTTTCACAGCACGGACCAGCTCATTGATGTCAAGCGACAAATGTACCACCTCGCATTTTGAGCTCCATGAGGTGCTGCCCATCGTTGAATGTGTGCTTGACCTGTTCGGCCATGAGGTAGTTGGACACATTGATGTCACCCAGGCCCAGCATGACCACCAGCAGCGTGCCCGCCCTCACACGGATGTCACCAAGGACATCCTGGAGCTTGAGGGTGCGGGTCTTGGTGTTGTAGAGGTCCAGGAGAGCGTCCGCCATCGCCTTGGCGTTGGCCTTGCTGTCCAGTTTCTCATAATATTGCAGGACACCCCATTGATTGATGTGGGAGCCGTCCTGGGCAATATAGATTTCCCGCTTGCCGGTTTCCTTGTTCTCATAGGAGAGCTTGATTTTGTCATAGGTCTGGGCGGCAATGGAGCTCTTATAGTCGTAGTCACCGGCGGTGTCCTCATCCACAAGCATGTTGAGTTTCATGTTGCCCAGGCTCTTGAGGGTCAACTTTCCAACATTGTCATAGAGCACATACATCTGCCCGGTGGCCTTTAGGGTTTCGTCCAGGGCGTTTTGGATGATGTCAAACAGGGTTTGATTGTCCTCCACACGGCTGGCGATCTTGTAGCCCGTGTCCTCAAGCTCTCCCACATTGAGCTGGAAGTCCTCCGCCACCATTTTGATGACCTCAGAGGCCGTCTTGTTGGTGTAGACATAGGTATCTTTATTCTTGAGGTAATAAAGCTGGTCATACACCACGCACTTGATGACATTGGGGTTGTTGCCCTTGCGGGATTTCTCAAAGACAAAGCCATAAAAGACGGGGGTGCCGTCCACGGAAAAACGGCAGGGGTCCCCCTCTTGAAAGCTCAGGCCTGGGGTCTTTACCACCTCAAAGGTGAGCTTGCCCGGCTGGCCTTTGCGTTCCCACTCAATGGTGACACCCTCCACCGTGGGTGGGTACATGATATTGCTACCATGTTGTATCAGCAGCTCATAGCTCATGGGATGGTGAGCACCTGCCCAGGATAGATGAGGTTGGGGTTGCTGATTTTGTCCGTGTTGGCCCCGTAGATTTTGGTGTACTGGGCACCAGCGCCATAATACTTGGCGGAGATGGCCCAGAGGGTGTCACCCTTTTTCACGGTGTAGGTCTTAGCGGAGGGGGCCGTGCTGGCATCCCGCTCCTTTTCCACGGTCACGGTCTGCTTGCCCGTGTCGGTGCTGGGCTGTTCGACCTTGGCCGTTTTCGTGCCGTAGGAGCGCCATTGCTTGAGGTTGATGTCCACGCTGACATCCAGGCCCTCCTTGGCATCCTCCGTGATGTTGTAGTCCTCCACGCTCACGGTCATGTTGGTGTCGAACAGCCGCCGTCCATCCGGGGAGCGCCGCACCAAAATAAACTGAGTGGTGCCCTTAGAGGTCTTGAGCCGTTCCAACACGCCCATGTAGTAGGACGGGGACCGGCTGCCGGTGAGCATTGAGAGCGTCACCGGCAGCACGATCTCACTCAGCCCAGGGGTGCGGAGGAAATTGATCTCACCCTCATTGAGCAGCGTGAGCGTCTTATTTTTGCCCTTGATTTTTACGGTCAGCTTGGCAGGAGTGGGCCACTCCACGCCGCCCAGATAACAGGAATAACTCATGCGTGCACCCCCTCAGCAGCGGTGACCAGCGCCTCAGTAAAGCCCTCGGTGAGCTGGCTGATAACGCCGTCCAGATCAGCACTGCCGTCAATTCTGTTGGTCATGCCGGTCATGTCAATCTTGACCTCTGCGGTGGTGAAACGGTTGATTGCATCCCTTTCTGCGATGTCCCGCAGGTATTCAAGCTGTTCCTCTGTCACGGCCAGAGCATCAGCGGTCTTGCCGGTATTGTCGGCGGTCAGCCCGGTGTTGTCAGCAATGCTGCTCAGGTCAAAACTGCTGCCAAGGTCCGTGCCGCCGGTGCCGCCTCCGCCGAAGTCAAAGAAACTGCTCACCTTATCAGCCACACCGTCACCCCACGATGCACCGGCCTTGAAAGCATCAGAGGCCCAGCCATCCGTGAATGTGTCAAAGGTGTTGTAGCCTTTGGTGAAAGCGTCCCCAATGTTCTGGTACTCCTCAACACTGCCATAGGCCTCCGCCGATTTTGCGGCGTATTCATCCGCCTTTGCGGAAATGCCGGAGTAGTCAAACTCGACAAAGGGCAGCTTGTTCAAAGCCGCACAGATGCCCTCTACAACGGTGAGGGCGGTAGACAGCAGGCCGTAAAACCAGCCTTGCACATTGGAGATGACATTGTGGAAAGCGGTGCCGATGTTGGAGCAGCAGGCACCCAGAGCGTTCCAGATGCCAATGGCCACATTGGCCACCACAAGCATGGCGTTCCACACGGCTTGAATGGCCACATTGATGCCGCCGGTGATAACTCCAAAGCCCGTGGCCGCCACGCCGGTGGTCTTAGCAATCCAGTTGCACAGGGCGATGATGCCCGCCACAAGGGCGATGACCCCCACCACTATCCAGGTGATGGGGCAGGCCAGCAGGGCCGCATTGAGGCCG